TAAGGATGATACAAGTATGCCGATTCTAAATGTAACTGTAATTGAAACCACAGAATGATTAACGAGGTGGCGAAGAACGTTGAGTGACTTTAATAATGCTTGGCATGACTTAATTGTTGAAATAGGCAAAGCGTTAGGGATATATAAATTTTTGGATTGGTTAACCGATAAGTTGAATAAATGAAGATGAGGCACTCACATAGTGGGTGTCTTTTTTCGTGCTTAAACATAATCCAAAAGGAGAGGTAAGTATGAGGAAATCGACATATAAGTGTTTGGAGTGTGGCTACGAAAACAAAGTGGGAGGTATGGGTTACAACGAAATAGCTTTTTGTCCTATATGCAGCGGGATCAGCGTAGACAAATGGAACGTCTGCAAGGTTGTTTCTGAGAAAGACAATGTTAATAAGCCATTGCTTACCATTGAATTAGAAAGCGAGACAGCTGTACCAAAAGTATTTTACAAAGGTGAAGAAATCACTATGAAAAGGCATGTTTCCTTTGAATGGGATACAAGTGATGAGCGTTCCCGAGGTGGTATGTCTTATGAAATTGAACACTTTGAAAAAAGAAAGGGGCATATCTCCTTAAATAGAATGGGTAGGGAGATTGATGATCATGTCTAAAATCACAGTCGATATAGAAACAGGAACCACGGAACGAAAGCTAAGAGCCATCTCCAAGCACACAGAAGCATTGGCAGATGAACTTAATCATATAGATGAGTTCACTTGTTCTGAGTGTGGTAGTGACCATGTGTGTAAGACAACCGCGAAGAGCGACCATAATAATTACACAATCACATACGAATGTAACGACTGCGGTAATGGGTGGTATGGAGAGGAAGGTTTATACAATGACTGAATCTGAAAGGCGAGAGCTAATAGATGCCTTGATATCTTTTGCGCAATTAACAAGACAAAGCGCTGAGGGAATGGCGGAAGCTTCAATTACTTTAGCAAGAGCAGGGTACAGTGCGAATGAATAAAACACTACTAACATTACTCGGTTCACTGCTCTATATAGCAGGAGGTATAGCAGCTATATATGTAGGCGTATGGATATGCTTCATAGGAGGGATAGTAGGTATCATCGATGCAGTTAAAGGTTCTGTTGGTAGCATGGACTTAGCCATTAACATAGCCAAAGTTGTACTGTCTGGTCCTGCAGGTACGCTTGCTTCATTAGTCTTCATATTACCTGGTGCATATTGCTTGGATAAAGGGGATGCGTAAGAGTTGTGTATAAGTGAGGTGAGCATGTATGCAGAAGTCATTGCGTCCTTGCAATCAGATTGGTTGCAACAACCTAACAAGAATAAAATATTGTGAACAACATAAGAAAGAAAATGTTAATGAAAAGAAAGAATCAAACAATAGTTATGATAAGTATATCCGAAGCAAGGGAACGAATACGTTCTATCAGTCAAGTGCTTGGAAGCGACTACGTTCAATGGCTATAGCAAGAGATGATTACCTGTGCCAGTCTTGCTTACAGAACAGAACAATTCAAAGAGCACAAGTGGTGCATCACATTATAGAAATCAAAGACGACTGGTCAAAAAGATTGGAGCTTTCAAATTTAGAAAGTCTGTGCCACTCTTGCCATAATAAAATCCATAAGTCAAGCCCCCGGGCATAAGAAATTTAAAAAAGAAAGCTTTAAAAACCGACGCCCAGTCTTCTGTGCAAAAAAATCCGTTTTTAAACTAGTTTGAAAGGAGGTGTAATGCATGGCAGGTAGAAAAAGACAACCACTATCCGTTATTCAAGGCAAAGGTAAGTCTAATCACATAACCAAGAAAGCGGCGCGTGAAAGAGAAGAACAGGAAGCGGCTTTACAAGGTAATACTGATAAGATAGTTGCTCCTGATTATCTAACGAATAGGCAACAAGAGGAATTCGACCAGATTGCTAACGAATTGGTAGAGTTGAATATATTCTCTAATCTCGATATTGATTTCCTATCGCGTTACATTGACTCTAAAACAGAATATGAAAAAATAACCAAAAGAATGCGGGCTATCAAAAACCCAACCGAATCCCCGGAGCAAATGAAAATGTATTCTGATTTACGGATTAACAGGAACGCCTTTTTCAATGAATGTAAAGCGGCTGCAGTGGAGTTGGGACTGTCCATTACATCTCGTTTGAAACTGGTTATTCCAAAAGCAGAGAAAAAAGAAGTTTCAGAGTTTGAGAAGAAATTCGGTGATGTTTAAATGAGCGTTGCTGTAGAGATAAGTATTAGAGATGAATTAATAAATTATAGTGAAGAAATATTAAACGGTGATATTGTCGCTTGTGAAAAACATAAGTGGGCATGTCAGCGTTTTTTAAATGATTTGGAAAAAGAAAATACAGATGATTTTCCTTATATCTTTGACGAAGAACGCGCTCAACGATTTTTAGACTGGATGGGTATATTTAAACACAGAAAAGGTGTTCTTGCTGGTCAATACATTGAACCTCATATTATACAGAAGTTTATCTTTGGAAATATATACGGGTGGGTTCACCGCGATACCGACCTTAGACGGTTTAAAAAAGGATACTGGCAGGTAGCAAGGAAGAATGCTAAGTCCCAATCATTGGGCGGCGTCGGTAGTTATGAAGGTTCTGCATTTGGCGAATCAGCAGCCGAAGTGTACTGTGCTGCAACGAAGAAAGACCAGGCTAAAATTGTTTGGGATGAAATCGATGGAATGATAAAAGGAAATGCAGATTTACGTGATCGGTTTAACGTTGCTTATGGAACGATTACGCACCTTAAAAGTGAGTCTGTTATAAAACCACTAAGTAAGGAAGATAGCAAGACAGGTGACGGTTATTCACCACAATGTGGAATCATTGACGAGTATCATGCACATCCAACGTCTGAAATGTACGATATTATTGATTCCGGTATGGGTGCTAGACCACAACCATTAATGATGATCATTACGACAGCAGGATTTAATTTAAACAACCCATGCTACCGCGTGGAGTATAAATATGTTTCACAGATAATTGACCCCAATAATCCAATTGAAAACGATGAATATTTCGTTATGATCAATGAACTTGATAAAGATGATGACATTAAAGATGAAAGTGTATGGCCGAAAGCGAATCCAATTATATGTTCATATGAGAATGGGATAAATTATTTACGCAGTCAGTTAAAAATAGCATTAGATGTGCCGGAAAAAATGCGTAATTTCCTTACTAAAAACATGAACATCTGGGTTGATGCTAAAGATGATGGTTACATGCAAATGAATAAATGGAAAAATCTTAAAGTTAAACCATTTGAACTTAAACCTTATCCGGTATGGGTAGGGATGGACTTATCAACCACTACTGACTTAACTAGTTTAGGAATGGTATTTAAAGTTGATGACAAGTATGTTATCAAACAACATTCTTTTATGCCAGAAGACAAGCTATATGAACGCATAAATAGTGATAATGTGCCATTTGATCTGTGGGAGCAACAAGGACACTTAACTACCACACCTGGTAGTGTTATAGATTATAGTTTTGTAGAAAGTTATTTAATGAATATGCGTGATGAAGGATATGACATTCAAGAAATAAACTACGATAAGTGGAATGCTACTCACTTTGTCCAACAGTTAGAACAAGAAGGTTTTACGATGGTTGAGATACCACAGATGCTAAGGCATTTATCTGGTCCAACTAAAGGATTTAGAGAAAGTGTATATGGTAAGAATATTATTCACTTTGATGATCCGTTGCTTACTTGGGCGATTGGCAACGCAGTCCAGAAACAGGACGCACAAGAAAACATTATGCTTGATAAATCTAAGTCCACAGAACGAATTGACCCGATAGCGGCAGTAATAAATGCTTTTTCTAGGGCAATGAATAATGAGACTAATGATTTAAGTAGTCATTTCTTAAACAATTGGAGTATGTAGGAGGAATAATATGAGAGTAATATTCGTAAAAGCGAAAGGTGTAGTAAATAAGGAAGGTAAAGAAATTATTAAAAATGAAATCAGGCAAGGCTTGAAAGAGGGACTTATTGTTTATGATGATTTTCTCGATGTGGATGTTTTAGATTTCGATAATAAAGAGGTAACGGAATAATGGCCAAAGCAATTAAAAGTTTTATAACAGCGTTTTTTGTAGCATTCTTTACCAAATGGGTAGAGGATTTTTTGATTTTCACAGGCTTAACATTAGGAATTGTTAACACATACCTAATAACGGTGATAAATTCTAATATACTAGCAGGAAACTACTTACTATCTGCCATTCTTATATTTGTGGGGGTGATACTTGCTAAGAGGTAAAGGAGGTGATAAACATTGATTTTTAAAAATGCACTTAAACCAAAAGCGGAAACTACCGATTTAAAAAATCCCGCACCGTGGTTTATGCGAATGTTTGGAAACGAATCATCGAGTGGTGAAAAGGTAACAGTTGATTCTGCATTATCCATCCCAACGGTGTACAGATGCATTAACATCAAATCGAATGCTATTGCAATGTTGCCATTACAGGCTTTTAAACGTACCGATAGTGGGCGAGAAAGAGAAAAGAGACACATAGTATCTAAACTACTAGAAACACGCCCTAATCCTTACCAAAGTCCATTTAAGTTTAAGCATTTAATGGAAACACATCGTAATACTTGGGGAAATGCTTATATTAATATCGAGTGGGGAGCCAACGGTAGACCGAGAGCATTGTGGTTACTAAATCCTTCCGTTACTGAACCGTATGTAGATGTGCAAAACAACCGTCTGTGGTACCACACAACATTGCCAAATGGTAAATTTACTTTTATAGGTGACGGTGATATTGTCCATCTTAGCTCCCTCTCTACTGATGGGATAAAGGGAAAACCGCCAATACAAGTAGCAAGGGAGTCAATCGGAAGTTCACAAGCTGCACAAAAGTTTAAAGGTCAGTTTTATAAGCATGGAGCATCCAATAGTGGTGTATTAAAGGTGCCGGGATTACTAAACAGCGAAGCTAAAGATGTGGTAAGGGATGAATGGGAGAGAGCAAACACAGGAATTAATAATGCGCAGCGCGTGGCTATTTTAGATGCAGGATTGGAATTCCAATCAATTAGTATGCCTTTGAAAGATGCACAATTTGTGGAGAGTATGAAGTTCGACAAAGCAGAGATCGCAACTATGTTTGATATTCCACTGCATATGGTTAATGAATTAGATCGTGCAACACATTCTAATATCGAACATGAGAATTTATCATTCATTCAAAATACATTGAGTCCTATATTGCGACAGTATGAAGAGGAAATTTCTTATAAGTTATTTTCGGATCGCGAACAGAAAAGGTTCTACTTGAAATTTAACCTCGAAAGCTTATTAAGAGCGGACAAGAAAACACAAGGTGAATTTTACGCACTTATGCTTGATAAGGGTGTTTTCTCCATTAATGACGTTCTGGAACTTGAAGATAGAAATGCGATTGAGAACGGTGATAAACATCGTGTGGATTTAAACCACATCGCACTTGATATTGCAGATGAATACCAACTTGCTAAAGCAGGTGCTTTGAAAGGGGGTGAGGAAGATTAAAACGAATATATTTAACTATCCGGTTGTGAATAGCGTTACACCGATTAATCCTAAAAATGATAATAAGCTAATGACCGTGAAGAACCTCACCGAAACTAGTGGAGATCTTTACATTTACGGTGTAATAGTCGATAACAGCGATTTTAAGTGGGATGAAGCAGATGTAATGCCTGATGACGTGTTAAACGCATTGAACCAAGTTGAAGGATTAGATGAGTTAAACATTTATATAAATAGTCCTGGAGGAAGTGTTTTTGCAGGACAAGCTATATATAACATGTTAAAACGAAACAAAGCTAAGAAAATAGTGCACATTGATGGTGTGGCGGCATCGATGGCATCCGTAATTGCTTTAGTTGGAGATGAAGTGTACGTTCCGTCCAATGCATATATGATGATCCACAAACCACTTACTATTGCGGTTGGGAATGCCAATGATTTTAGAAAAGCGGCCGATGATTTGGATGTGATTGAGTCGGGATTAATGAGCGCTTATGAAAGTAAATTAAAAGAAGGCGTAACAATCGACATAATAAAGCAGATGGTGGATAAGGAAACATGGTTAAATGGTGATGAAATTGCTGATTACTTCGATGTGGAAGTAATTGAGTCGAAAAACATTGCAGCTTGTGCTAGTGATTATCTTAAAAATTATGATAAGACACCACAAAAACTAATTGCGTCCGGTAGCAAACCACCACAACATAAACCGCAAGTAAACGATGAAGACGAAAATATTAAACTGCAAAATGAGTTGGACCTACTAAATTTATAGAGGTCTATTTTTTACGTTTAAAAACTGGGAGGAAATTTAATTGAAAACAAAATTTGAACAAGCATTACTATCAATGATGAATAACAAGAAGATTCTATCCGTTACGATGGATGGTTCTGCAGGTATGACGAAACGAGAGCAGGAACTTCGTCAAAACGCTTCCGATCTTAAGGACTCTGCACAAGCGTTAATGGATGAAGGGAAGCACAAGGAAGCAAAAGCAAAGTTGGAAGAAGCGAAAGCGGCAAAGAAAGACCTTGATGATTTCCTTGCTTTACAGGCAGACTTTCAAGGATTGGGTACTATTCCTGAACCTCAAAATAAAGGTGGTAAATTACCGGGTAATCCGGAGCCGCAGCCAAACCCGAAGGCAGAATATAAAAAAGCATTCTTTAAAGCAGTTCGTGGTCAAAAGTTAACTGATGATGATTTAGAAGTGATGGATAAATATAAAGCTAAAATCTCATCTGGTACGGGTGAAGATGGTGGTTATATTATCCCGGAGGATATTCAAACGAAAATTAATGAGTTGCGTCAATCAACAGACGATTTAAAGCAATATGTCAACGTCGTTCCTGTTTCAACTAATAAAGGTGCTCGTACCTTAGAGAGACGCGCAGACCATACTCCTTTTGCGCCACTGTCTGAATATGGTGACCCTGATGCAATGAAGGAAATTGAATCACCTAAATTTGATCGACTGACTTACACAATTGAAGATTTTGCCGGTTTTCTACCAGTGCCAAACACGGTGTTAGAAGATACCGACCAAGCTTTAGAGCAATATTTAATTGCTTGGATTGCCAAAAAATCCAAAGCGACTGATAACCACTTAATTTTAAAGCAAGTAGATACACTGGATAAAAAATCCTTAGATGATTGGAAAGGAATTAAAACAACGTTGAACGTGACGTTAGATCCTGCATTTACAGAGGTTGCAAAAATATTCACTAACCAGGATGGGTTTAACTATCTTGACCAATTAGAAGACGGAAATAATCGTCCTTTATTGCAACCAGACCCGACACAAGCAACAAGAAAATTATTGTTTGGAGTGCATCCGGTAATTGTGTTGTCAAACAAAACAATCGCGACTGAAACCGGAAAAGCGCCATTTATTATTGGTGCACTTGATGAAGCTGTTGTCCTGTGGGATAGAAAACAACTTGCCATCGACATGACAAAAGAAGGAGGCCAAGCTTGGAGAACAAACACAACTGAATTCCGTGCAATTCAACGTGAAGACGTTACAACATGGGATACAGAAGCGGTTGTGTATGCACAGATCAACATTAACGATGGAGGTGTAGAAGGATAATGGCGAAATTCAAAGCGATCGTTACTGAGGATGTTCCTGGAAACCGACTATTATCTTTAAAAACCGAAACACGAAGCGGTGAGGATGTGATGACTATTTCCGTTACTCAATCAGGAGAGTCACCTGATTTCCGTTCTACTGGCGAGTTAAAGGCAGATCAAGAGGTGTCTGTAACCATTAAAAATGAACCTGTGTGGGAAGTAGAAGCAAGTGAAGATTTAACGGCAGGCTCTTATGTACAAGTAGGGGATAGTGGAACTGTTGTTAGTGGCGAGGGATTTGGTTATGTGGCTGAAACTGTAGAAATTGGCGGAGTTGCTAAGGTAGTGCGGCAGTCTGGTGGCGCGGGAGAGCGTGGACCCCAAGGACCTAGAGGACCCAAGGGAGAACCAGGCGCTGATGGTGAGCAGGGGCCTAAAGGTGATCCTGGTAAAAATGCCGATCCACAATTCTCCGAGGAAGAAGTAACGGCGCTAAAATCATTGATCGAAGATGGAGAGTAGGGAGACCTGCTCTCTTTTTATTTGAGAGGGTGATGTTATGGAACTTGAAGAATTAAAAGTCTACCTTCGTATCGATCATGACGATGAGGATTATCTGTTGCAATCCTTTCAAAAAATGGCTCGTGAATATATTAAAAATGCTGTTGGTGAAGTGGATAAAAACAATGAACTCTATAAATTTTCAGAGGCTATTCTTGTTGGGCATTGGTATGAAAACAGGGAATTGGCTAGGATCGGAAATGCGTCCTATTACATTCCCGATTCTTTTCAAAGCATTATCCAACAGCTTAGGTATTGTGGTGATAATTCATGAACCCAGGACGATTACGGAATAGGATCGAAATACAAGAAAAACAAACAATAAGAGATCCGGATACGAAGTTACCGATTGAGAAGTGGGTTGCTCTTCATAAATGTTGGGCACAAATCTATCAACCACGCGGTAGAAATTTTTATCAGGCTGCAGTTGCGCATAAAGAATATATTACATGGTTCAATATTCGCGATAGAAAAGGTGTTGAACCTGGTATGAGGGTGCTGTTTAAGAGTAGGAAATATGAGATTGAACAAGTTAATCCCGATTTCCAACATAACAAAACAATGGCCTTGCAGTGTAGGGAGGTGGTCTAATGTCGTTAGAATTAGAGGGGTTCGATCAAGTCCAATCAAAACTAAATTCTTTGGGCAGAAAAGGAAAAATGATGGAAAACAAAGCCGTCAGGAACGGTGCGAATATATTGCTTGATCGTATGAAGAACGAAGTGCCTGTGTCTGAAAAAGATCAAGTGCATATTCGAGATGATTTAAGAGTAACAAATGTTAGCCGAAAAGAAGGTTATCCTACTGTCAATGTAGGACCAAGTAAGGTGACGGCATGGAGAGCCAAGTTTCTTGTATATGGCACTGTGAAAATGTCTCCTGACGATTTCATGACAAGGGCATCAGACGCAACAAGGGGAGAAGTGCAGCAGACCATTAGAGACGAGATCAAACGAGGTTTAGGGTTATGATTGATACGGAAGTTAAAGTGATTAATTTATTGGAAACTACCCTGAATGAGCTTGTTGATGATCGTATATTTAGACTGACTGTGCCTGATGCATATGCTGATAAGTATCCTTATATCAGAGTGTCCGAGATTAACAATATTAATGATGATTACAGGGACAATAAAGCGAAAGCCAGCGATATACGTGTGCAGATAGATTTTTGGACTAAGGGAGACCCTGCACCGATTCAAAACTTAATAAATAAAACCATGGAGTCGCATCAGTTTAAACGAACTGGTGTGACTCCTTTTTATGAGGAAGACACAGGAGCATTCAGAAAAGCAATGCGTTATATCAGTAAAGCGAATTTAAAGGAGGAAACATAAATGGCAATTGTAGGTTTAAAAGATATTGTTTATGCAGAATTAAAAGAAGATAGCGAAGAAGTAGTGACTTATGGAGAGGTTAAAAAGTTTGCACCTGCAATCACAGCTAACGTAGATACGAACCAAGAAAGCGCAACTCAATACGCTGACAATGGCCCGATTTCCGTTGTAAGCCAAACAGGTGAAACTACACTTTCATTAACTGTGGATGAGATACCACAAAAAGTTTTGGCTGAAATTCTTGGACAAGAGTTAAAGAAGGGGGTAATTGCATATAAACAAGATGCTATCGCTCCATATGTGGCGGTGGGCTTCATTGGGAACAAGGATAATGGGGAGAAACGTTTGGTGTGGCTTACAAAGGGGCGTTTTTCTATCCCTTCCGATGAATGGAATACAAAGACAGATTCTCCGGAATTCCAAAACCAAGAAATTGAAGGTACTTTTATTCGCCGTGAGCATGACAAAGTATTTAAAATCGTTGGTGATACAGATGATGAAGATTTTAAAGCATATGAAGATAAGTTTTTTGATGATGTTTTCGATCTTAAAACCCTTGATGGCGGATCAGGTGGCGGAGTAGAAGGATAATCAAACAAGGCATCGCTTAAATGGCGGTGTCTTTTTCATTTATATAAAGGGGAGTGTAGATATTGGAAATTACATTAAATATTAAAGGTGAAGAAAAAACATTTGTTCAGGAGTTTGCACCATTGAAGCTTTATAGAAAAGCACTTGAAGTTGAGGATTACGCCGAACAAAAGGACGCAGAAGAGGAAAAGTTATTTGATAAGCGTCTTAATTTAATTGTCGAGGTGTTCGATAAACAATTCACTAAAAATGAACTTGAAAACGGTCTTAATGTTATAAACCACAAGGAGGTAATGTATAACGTCATAGCTGTTGGCATACTAGGCAATCGCTCACTTGAGGAACAGGAAGAATTGGGAAAGTTTATGAGAGAGATGGAGGAGATGGCGAAACAAGAAAAATCACAATCAACGACCGCATAAATCAAATTAAAGACGTTTATTTAATGCTTATGGAGCGACACAATTGGACTCCTGCTCAAATCGATGAAATAGACGCGCATTATTATTTTGATTTACTTGATAGAAAGAATCAACCTAAGCCAAAGAAAAAAGCAAGTAAATGGGCAGGTCAAAAGGTTGTTCCTATTGATGCGGTCTTTTAGGGAAGGGGGTAAACCATGGCAGAAACATTGGGGAGTCTTGTTGTTAGAGTCGGTTTAGATGGGTCGGACTTTGATAGAGGTTTAAAGAACATAAATAGTCAAATGGCGCTTGCCAAGAGTGAAATGAGAGCAGCAAGTGGATCTTTTAATAACTTTGGAAAATCTACCGATGCATTAAAAACGAAGCAAACTAACCTTGCTAAACAGTATGCGCTTCAAGGAGAACGCGTAAACGAATTAAAAGGTCAGTATGACTCTCTAGTCAAATCACACGGCGCTGAATCTGATGCTGCATTGAGAGCCGGAGCGAAACTCAATAACGCTATCGGCACATACAATAAAATGGGTCAAGAATTAGGATCATTAAGCGAGCAATTAAGAATGCAAGAATCACGTTGGTATAAAGCACAGCAAGGTATGCAAAGCTTTTCCGATAAGACAGGACGCATTGGAGATAAGATGACGGGAGTAGGGAAGAAGCTATCTACTCGTGTTACTTTACCCATCCTAGGGATTGGGGCGGCTGCTTTAAAAGTCGGAATGGACTTTGAGGCTAGCATGAGTGAAGTTGCTGCAATTACCGGAGCTACAGGCGATGATTTTGATGCTCTACGTGATAGCGCACGTGAAATGGGGAAGCAAACTAAATTTAGTGCATCAGAAGCGGCACAAGCGCAAAAATATATGGGCTTAAAAACTAGGCCAGTCATTGAGAAATCGGTGGCATAAAATATCGGGTGAAAACGGTAGAAAGCTAAATCTTGCTTGCTGGTTGGAAATAATTATAGTATAATATAGTTATAGAATACTAGCGAAGGGTTGAGTTAAATGGAGGGTAAAATTTGTTGTACTTGTCGAGAGAAAAAGAGAATTGAAAACTTCTCTAAAAACAAGCGTTCGAAAGATGGATACAAGGAATATTGCAAACAGTGCGCGAAAGAAGCAACAAAGAAATATCGCGAAAAATACAGGGATGAAATAAATGCAAGGAACAAGAAATGGTATGACAAAACAAAACAGGAAAAAGAAAAACGCACTCAAGAAGCCATTAAAAAAGGGTATAGAATATGCACGCAGTGCCATAATAAAAAGGACATTCTTAATTTTTACAAACGAGGGAATGGTGGTTTCTATGGAGAGTGCAAGCAGTGCCACAATGATAAGGTGCAGGCATATAAAAAAGATAATCGAGAAATTGTTCTCCAAAGAAAAAAGGATTATTATCAGCGTACGAGAGAATATCAATTAACTTATTTCAAAGAATACAATCAAAAAAACTCCGAAAGAAATACGTTAAGGGCGAAAATATGGCGCAAAAATAATCGAGATAAATACCGTGAGCATATGGTTATGTCGAACCAAAGAAGAACGGCAAGGGAAAGTAAAGTCGAGAACAATTTTACTAGAAAACAGTGGAGTTTTTGCAAGGATTTTTTCCGTGACGAAGAGGGGTTGATCGAGTGTGCATATTGCAACAAAAAGATGAAAAAGGCTACACAAGATCATTTTATTCCCTTGTATAATGGTGGAGGGTACACCGCCGACAACATAATCCCTGTTTGTCAAAGGTGCAACTCAAGAAAAAGCGCAGCTGATTTTTACGAATGGTATCCAAGAACAGAATTTTATTCTAGTGAAAATGTAGATAAAATAGAATTTTACCTCAACCTAATTAGAGCAAAGCAAGCCAATACCGTGCCAAGCTTGGATGGGAAACCCCAAGAAGGTGTAACGACTAGATAAAGTACCCTAAATGCGAAAGTTGCCTTAAATGGCGGCTTTTTTGTATGGAGAAATATCCACGAGCGCCCGACACCTAAACAAACAATGTTGTAGGTGATGATATAGTCTGAACTAGGTATGAATCGACATACCATAATGCGGGGAAACCCCTAGAGGCAAGGATAAAGAACCTTGCGATAACAAATTGTAGCTGGTTGGGAAACCAAACAAATTATCGAAGGGTTACCTGCTGTCCTTAACTTGGCAGCTGCATCTAATATGGATTTAGCACAAGCATCAGACATCGTCACGGACGTCATGAGTATGTACCAACTGGAAGCCGAGGAAGCAGGCAGAGCGACTGATGTATTCGCTAAAACATCCACATCGACAAACACAGACGTTAACCAATTAGGGAAAGCATTCGAGTATGTGGGTGCTAACGCAAATGATGCCGGAATGAGCATCGAGACTACATCAGCTTTCTTGGGATTATTAGCTGATAACGGTATAAAGGGATCAAAAGCAGGTACAACATTAAACGCAATGTTGCGTGATATGAAAAAGAATGCAGAAGACGGAACATTTCAAATCGGAGAACAGACCGTTGCGCTTTATGATTCCAATGGTGAAATGAGAGATATGACCGATGTGGTTGATGATCTCATCAAAGGTACATCCAAAATGAGTGATGAACAACGAGATCAAGCATTGTCATCCGTTTTTGGCACAGAAGCCTTAAAAGGCTTTAATATTATTGCTGGTGAAGGTGAAGGCGCGACAAAGGATTTAACGAAGGAATTAGAAAACTCAGATGGTGCAGCTGAAAACATGGCTGAAACGATGCAAGATAACGCAAAGGGTCAGTTACAACAATTTAAATCAGCACTCGAAGACATGTCTATTTCACTCTCAGAACATTTACTACCAAGCGTGACAAGCATTATAGAAAAACTTACAGAATGGGTAAGGAAGTTTGGTGAGTTATCTCCAGCGACACAAAAAACCATTATAAGTATTGCGGGAATCACTGCAGTTATTGGTCCAATGGCACTGGCATTTGGCGGCGCCTTTAAAGCCATAAGTTTGTTTAGTGGCGGAATCGCAAAAGCCATCGGATGGTTTGGAAGAATGTCTATGGGTTCGAAAACAGCCAAAACATCCATGGGATTATTCGGTAAGTCTGCAACCAAAACAGGTACAACAACTTTAGCTGCAGGTAAATCTTTCGGAAAGGCCGCAGGAACACTAGGGAAAATAGGTAGAGTTGCGGGTGTAGCCAGGGGAGCACTCAGTCTATTAGGTGGTCCAATGGGTTTATTGGCAACTGTGGGTATTCCTGCATTAATAAAAGGTGGAAAGAAACTATATGATCATCTAACAGAAGACTCTATCCCTGCTGTAGAAGGATTCGGAGACAAAGTATCTGAATCAACAGAAAAGGCTGTTCTTGGATACAAAAACCTTAACGACGATGCGACCACCCAACTGAATGAGTTATTCTGGGGTGGACAGGAAATAACGGAAGAAGGTTCCAAGGGATTGATTGAAACCTTCAAAGAAATGGGCAACCAGATTTCCGAATCTATGGAAGAAAGCTTTAATGATAGTTATGAGACACTATCCAAATTTATGAAGGATAGTAAAGAAGTGTCGAAAGAAGAGAGAAAAGAAATATTGGAAAGTATGCAAGAAGGTCATGAAGAGCAAAAGGAAAACTTAAAAGAACATGAAGGACGCATAAAAGAAATATTAGAACAAGCCAGCACCGAAAAAAGAGAACTTACCGAAAAAGAAAAAGAAGAAATAAATAAAATACAAGATAAAATGATGGAAACCGCAGTACAGACCATGTCTGATGGTGAAGTGGAACAGACAGCCATCATGGAAACATTGGAAAATAATGCGAGTGAAATAACGGCTCGCCAAGCTGCCGAAACCGTTAAAAACAGTAAGAAAGCAAAGAACGGTACAGTTAAAGAAGCTAATGAGAAATATGATAAAACGGTCGCTGCCATTATTAGAGAACGTGATGAAACAGGTTCTATCAGTGCAGAACAAGCAAAAAAATTAATTGAAGAAGCTGAAAGACAACGTTCTGAATCAGTCAATAAAGCAGAAAACATGCATAAGAACGTAGTTAAACACGCTAAAGAACAAGCAGGAGAACACGCGGAACAAGTAGATTGGGAAAGTGGCGAAGTACTGACCAAGTGGGAAACCATGAAAAAAGAGGTAGTCGATAAATCAAAAGAAATGAAAGATAAAACTCTCGAAAAGATTGATGAAATGGGAGTGAAAATGACTAAACACTTTGAGGAAAACGGCTTTACTGTTACAGGAATTATGGAAACACTCAAAGATGATGTCATAAATTTGTCAGATAAATTGAAGGACGGAGCAATAGAGAAGTTTGAGGAATTAGTCGAGTGGGTCAAAGGATTACCGGACAAGATCGGCAAAGCACTTGAGTCTGGAAAAGACTTAGCTAAAGAAGGAATGGGTGCTGTCGCAGATGCAACTACAAGCAAATTAAAAAGCGGATTAGACGCCACTGTAGATGGCATGGAATGGATTCTTAAAGAAACTGGTTCCGGTGCCAAAAAAGTAGGTAAATGGATTATTCCTGGATACGCCAAAGGTACAGATGGTCACCCTGGAGGTCCTGCAGTTGTGGGAGAAGAAGGTAGAGAGTTAGCGCACATACCCGGAAAGGGATTAGCTATGCTCGGAGTTAAAGGTCCTCAACTTTCAAACTTTCCTAAAGGAACATCAGTATTGCCGAATAAGCAAACTGAATCGCTTGTTAAAATGGGAATCCCTGGGTATGCAAAAGGTATCGGGGAT